TAAAAGTAATACAGCAAGTTCTGCTGATGTATGGGTGTCAGTTGTAGACACAATTAGTGAATAGGAGTAAGTCATGCCTTTGATTGGTAACGATATATCACCAGCTTTTGAGAGCTTACCAACAAGACAAGAGTTTAGTGGCGATGGCAGTACAACAACCTTCACATTAAATCAAACTGTAAGTTCAGAACAAGATATCGTTGTATCTGTAGATGGTGTTGTTCAAGAGCCAACTGGAGCTTATACAGTGCCAGATGGAACAACTTTGACCTTCACTGCCGCACCAAGTAATAACTCTGGCAATAATATCTTTGTTATGTTCTTTGGCAGAACATTTGGAACAGTTACGCCTCCATCAGAAAATAAAGGTAACTTTAAATCTGGTGGTATTTTTAGAACGAATGCTCAAACTTTGACAGCTAATGCAACTATATTAGCTACAGAGAATGCACAAGTAACAGGTCCACTAACAGTTGCATCTGGAGTTACTCTTACAGTTGAAAGTGGTGGAAGGTTGGTAACTTCGTGAGTACACTTAAAGTAGATAGTATAGGGAAAACATCTGGTAGCACACAAGACACTATGTCAGGGTTTGCTAAAGTTTGGGGAAACTTTAATGCCCAAACTATAGATGGAACTGCCGATTTAACAGGAGTTAACGATAGTTTTAATGTTGCTTCAATTGTTGATAATGGTCAAGGAGACCATACAGTAAATTTTACAAATAATATGGGTAATGATGATTACTCTCATATGGGATCAGTACATTGGGATGCTACAACAAATGGTATCTATACTTTTGGGTTACCTGATAATGTAACACATAGTTCCTATCGAACAACAGGTTTACTTAGATATGAATCAGCATATGTCCATGCAACAGCAAATAGAACTAACTTTGATGGCGATGAATGTTGCATAACGATACACGGAGACTTAGCATGAGTACCATAAAGACAAATACTTTAACAGGTACAACTTCAGCAGGTGTTATTAATGTTACAGGAGAGGGTGGTGTTACCACAACTAATCTGCAACAAGGTTTATCTAAAGCATGGATTCATTTAACAGGTTCTGGTACTCCAACTGCTGAAGATTCTTTAAATAATTCAAGTGTAACAGATGGAGGTACTGGATTATATACATTTAACTTTCCTTCTGTTTTTGGAAATATTCATTACTGTGCTGCTTCAATGGCAGGTAATGCAGGTGCAACTACAGATGCAAGGCATCAAATTCCAAATGCTGAATTAACTCCAAGTGCTTTTCAAGTTAGAAATGTTTATGGAACAAATAGTGTGTCAGATGAGGCAAATCTTTTTATAATATTTCATGGAGAGTTAGGGGAGACTTAAGATAATGGCAAACGGAACAATAGCATTTGATACATTAACAACATCTGATTCAGTTAATACTGGCACAGAAAAGTCTGTTAATACAAGTTATATATTTAATGGTGTTAATAAACAATGGGTGAACTATAGCATGGATGCAGCATCAATACGAGATAGCTTTAACACAACTAGTATTACAGATAATGGAACAGGAGATTTTTCAGTTACCATTGCAAATAATATGGCTACCGTAGATTATGTTACAGCAGTTGATGGTAATTATAATTTAGCTAATGGGCAATTTACTGCGGGTAGTGCAAATGGTTTAGAAATATACAGACAAATGACAACGACCGCATATGACCATATTGCCGCTTCTTCAGGAAATACATTTGATTTTAAATGGGTATTGAGTTGTAATTTAGGAGAACTAGCATGACAATAAAAACACCAAAGTTTCAAGGCACACGTTTATGGGACAGATTATGTTGGGCAAAAGAAAACTTAGAAGGTAAGCAATCAGACTATCGCATTGTATGGGAAGATCCTAAAGATCCTGAAGCACCTGCTAAGATAACTGTACCAGATCCAAATTGGATGGCTTGTGCCTTACAAGGCGGCATACTACCACCAGTAGAGGTGTACTGGTTATTAGCAGAGGATGAAGCCAAGCCAGATTTTAAAAAACATACAAGAGGTTATCTATTGCACAATACTAAGCCTATTGGTAAAATGACGGAAGAACAAGCAATAGAGTATTTAATTATGAAAGATATACCACAAAGAGTGTGGAGAGATTATGAAAAAGCTAATCGACAAAGATTAGTTATTTGTAAAAAGGATCAACTGCCAAGTACACGAATATGGCGTAATGCTTGGAAGATTGATAATGAAGCAGCATAAGGAGCAAAAATGACAATCAAAACATATATAACAGATAAAGATGGAGCAACTGTAGATGCTTCTACTGTGACTGTTCCTTCTGATAGACACTTTAGAGGTGCTTGGAAACTTAATGGTAAAGTTATATCTGAAGACATGACTGAAGCTAAAAAGATATTTCAAGATAAAATCAGAGAGGTAAGAAAGGAGTTACTAGAAGCAGAAGACGTTGTATACATGAAAGCATTAGAGGCAGATGATGCAAGTGCAAAGACTGCAAGTGTTAATAAAAAGAAAGCACTAAGAGATGCACCAGCAGCTAAAGCTATAACTGATGCAGACACAATCGCAAAACTCAAAGCAGCATGGGACACATCTGTATTAGGCGATAGTCCATACGCATAAGGAGCAGTAATGGCATTAACTAAAGTTGAAGCTGATGGAATTAATCTAGCAGACACCTTTGCTTTTACTGGCACTGTTAGTGGAGCAGGTCAATTAGTGTCTTTAGCAAATGATACTACAGGTGCAACTACTTCTGCTTTAGAAATAGATTTGTCAACTAGCACTGATTATGCTTATCAAATGTTAGTTTTAAGAGGTTTTTGTAGTTCAGCAAATAATCCAGATATGTATATGCAATTAAGAAAACAAAGTAATAGTACTTATTTATCAGATAGTTATTTAAGTATTATTGGAAGTCATTTCCAAAATGCTTCTGGCAGTTCTTCTAGCCAAAACGGATTGTGGAATGGTTCTTATTTTAGAATGGTTCATAATTCAGTAAGTTCAGATTCAACTCATCAGCTTAATGATATGAAAATATATTTTTTTAATACTGCCACTGACAAAAAGGCTGTGGTTGGAGCAGATAGATTTGGTCAAAATTCAAGTGGACTTGTGAGAGAAAACATGGCGGGAAAAACTGGTGATACGGGTGTTAATGATAGACTTAAATTATATTTAAGTAGTGATAACTTAATCTATGACGAATATACTTTATATGGAATTAAGAAAGCATAGTTATGCCTAGATATAGAACAGTAAATGGTAAAAAAATTCAGTTTACAGCAGAAGAAGAAAAATTAAGAGATGCTGAAGAAAAAGCGTGGGCTGATGGAGA